TGGAAGGGATACATCCTACAACGGATGATACGATTTTCTATACAACGTCCAGCACAATAACCGAAAATAATGTAACAGGTGATGTTGTAAATCCGCGTAAAAGGACAACACTTGAAAACATATTATCGGTAAGGCCGAGATATGACAGGATCAGGATACTTACATCTTCCAACAATTATCTTTTCAAATCCGGACTTACAGCAAAAAAAGAAATAAACCTCCAACCGGTATTTAATCTGATGGGGGCTTTCCTGCAATGGCACAGTTCTGTGGCCAAGGAAGCGTTGTATAAATCACCAATAGCCACATCCAAATACAAAGGGTATATGCGTGACGAGGTTCAGCCCTTCGCCGCAAGGATGCTCTTCAATGACGGCACCTATTCCCCCAATTTTCCATTGGTTGCAAGACCGGCAAGCACATTTCTGTACAACGATGAGCAGGTTTCCGAATTGGCAGAGGTAGAACCAACGGATTTCAACTATCAGTCCATAACTGCAAATTCGCCCAACTGCTCTGCAAACAGCCGCACAAGAATCTGGCAGATATACAACACCGCAACAGTGGAGGGAGCATGTGATGATTTTACTGAAAACGGCACCATAATAACAGAAAATGATGTACAACAAGTATGTACTATCTCTGATGTGTCGACATTTACCGGTTTACAGACATCAGGATCACTTATAACCGGACAGGACTATATTATCTATATACTCAATGGCGGGGATGATTTTACAAATGTAGGATACCTTACACCGGGAGTGGCATTTACGGCAACAGGTACTACCCCGACAACTTGGACAAACGGGACAGAGGTAAGACGTGCACTTGTTATAAATGTTGACGGTGCCTATACCAACCTGAAGGATTACATCAATGAGAACCTTATTGAAATACAAGATCCAACTTCCCCGCTTTACATAGAGGAGATAGCAGATTACCTTTCCGATCCTTATACCGGACAGAACTGTGATCCACCGTACAATGGAAATTGTGATAACATTACACTTATAGATGAGTACAATTCCATAGGTGACGTTGACAATGATCAGGCAGACTTCATACCAAAACTGGAATCGAACTATACCCGCAGTAAATACCCTGCCCCCTGCTTAATGTTTTCCCCAATAGCTGGAACAATAGTTGATGGCAACGAACAGGGACTCGACACATTCTTTATGGCTATATACATGGGATGTCTTGCCAAGGCCTATAAAAGACAGGGTAACTTTGACAATGAGGATTGCGGGTATGCCCCGGATGTTTTCAACAATAATGACCCCTCAATGTCAGGTATCGGTTATTATAATAACTACTATGGCGGGGATACTGCGGCAGATCTATTCCTTAATGATTATGATACAACCTGTACGGATGCAAATTACTATAATAAATTGCACAAAGGAGCCCTGTGGTTCCGTATAAACAGGAATCAACGGGAAGAAATGGTCTTTGAGATAACCAAGACATCAATATGTACCCTAACCGACCAGATTTCAAACGTACCCAAACTGAGGTACACTTTTTATGAGAATTGCAGTCCCGGAACACCAATATCCAATGTAAACACATTGGGTTGTGAAATATTTGATCCTTCTGTAGGTGTACTCAGGGTCATAACAGATTTTACAAATTTTCCGGACGATTATTTCTACGTTGCAATAGACGCACCTATAACGAACACCTTTGGTCTTACCAATACGGATGAATTTGAGGATTGCCCAATACCACCGTCTGGATATACGGAGAGATACAGGACGGCTCCTATATGCGGATGTTATTCAGTTTATACAAGAGACACCGAATACAGTGGGGCAACAGTATCATTTAATGAGATATCTTTCAACAAAACCCAGACTTATGAGGCTGATTGCCAATATATACTTCCGAAGGTTTCAGATTGTGATCCCATACCTTATCAATATGGCAAGAGCGCATATTGGGAAAGCGAGGAAACCTATCCTGATAATCTGGAACTGTATGATTCTTCAAATCTGGTAATTGCACCGGAAGATATAGAGGGACTAAGCGATGTCCAGAAAGAACAATTTGAAGAGTATTTTACGTCCGGAGTCACTGCGGGAAATTATAACCTGCTTGCAGAGACAAATCTGGCATGCCAGCCCATAAGACATTTCAAGTTTCCCGATAACATCGTGTCATCCTTTATGAACACGCAGAATACGCTGCCGTTTTCAGAGAGCCTTATATTTCCCTTGGGTGTACATCTGGACAGCAGTGTAGTGAGGGTATTCCTTGACATTGCCCTAAAAAACAATCTCATAACACAAAAACAAAAGGATTCAATAGTCGGTTTTGAGATTATGCGCGGGGATAATTCGATACATAAGAGTATTATTTCAAATGCGCTGGCATACGATATGTTTGCATACCTTGACGGAAGCCGTGTGACTTTTTATCCAAACTACCCACACAATGATCTGGGGATAGACCAACTGCACCTAACGGCACCCGGAGCCAGCCCGATACCCCACCCGAACAGTGCAAATTATAATACCAAATTTTCACTTATTTCACCGGAGTTTGCTTTTTCCAAACCGGCACTCCCAACAGAGATGTCAGTTTCAGGATACCAGTTTGGCAATTCCCGTGGATATTTCTATGAGGTGGACGAGCACTCGAAGATGACAATCCTTACATCAAAGGCAAAGGATTTGGCATTGCAATTGGCCATAGCTGAACAGGCACTTGAGGTTGCCTATAAAGCGGCGGATTTGACAGTAAACGGTATTGGGCAGACATTCATTCAGGCAGGTTTCGTAGTGGGTACAAATGCGATTGGGGTGGCAATATCTGCCATTGCCTTGGCCGCATATCTTACTGCCGAGGGAATAAACTCATTTGCAAAGGTTGGGCAATTCTCCTTACAGTGGCAGAAAACTTTCCGCGATCTGGGAAGCCCCAAGAATTTTGCAAGTGCTTTTGTATCCGAGGGCTACCAGAACAGATTTTTCAAGAATGATTCACAGGAGGATTACCTTAGGGGGTTGTCAGTAAGAAAATATCTTAGGGACGGAAGATTCACTACAACCGACGAAAAAAACGGGGAAAGATACCAGATAAACAATTTCAGAAGAGAGGACAGCGTATTTGTAAGCACCGGACAGACATCTGTTGCCTATAACCGCATAAATTACCCTCTGGCTTATAAGAACTATGACAATAATACCAAAGGCTCCACAGTGGGAAGCAGACTCGTGGCAAGTCAGGCAAATTGTCCTTTCGGTACAAGCGGGGAAGTTGTAAGAAATGTGGCCAGTCCTTATGTAACCTTGAAGAATTACGTACCTTCCCAATATGGGAACATAGACTCAATAAAATGGCTCACCACCAACTATAAGGCCGACATCTTGGGTAACAGTTGCGAGATAGCCTATGGTGGAACAGTATGTATTTCCAGATTTACTTGGAAAAGGAAGATGAGTATATTTTCAAACAATGCACTCAATACTGCCACAAAGGTACCTTTCAGTTATACCGACTATCCGAATGTTGGATTTCCTGTTTACTTCATCAATTATGAAAGCGATGATGAGGATAAGAGTATTGTAGGAGAACTTTTCCCGGATTTGAATACCAACTTCATCCTTGATTGTTACAATACCAGCACATTCTACGTAAAGAAGCCAAGCAAGTTCTATCTCTATTATTATGGTATTGCAAACTTCCTGACAGAGAGTGAAATCAACTGCAATTTCAGATATTCAAACAAAGAGGCTAAAGACCAGTTCTGGCCAAATGCCGGTGACATGATAGATTTCACTCAGGAGAAGAATGTCTCCATACGCGAACCAAACACGTTCAGATATAATACGGCCTACTCAATGCCTGTGATAAACACACCGTTTAAAACATTGGACAGGACTTACAGCAAAGAGGTATGGGATAAAAGGAACGATGCACCGAATGGAACAATATATTCATTGCAGGATAACAGCGAAAATGACCTTGTAGATCCGTGGAGAATATTCAGGCCTTTGGACAGATATGAATTCCCTACCAAGTATGGAAGGCTTATTGACTTAAAAGATTTGGAGTCTGCACAGATACTTGCAAGATTTGATAACCAGATGGTTATATTCAACGCCGTAGACAACCTTGCCTCGGAATTATCACCGGTAGCCGTAGAAATAGGAACAGGGGGAATATTCTCCAAAAGACCATTGGAATTCAAGGCAACCGACTTGGGATACTCAGGTACACAGACACGCGAGATGGTTAGCACACCTTATGGACACTTCACCGTGGATGCAAAACGCGGCGGCATATTTCAGCTTGACCAGAACGCCAAACAATTGCAGCCAATCTCGGACATGATAAATAACGAGGACAGTGGGATGAAAAACTGGTTCCGCGAACATCTCCCGTTCAAACTTTTGAAACAATTTCCGCAGATAAATATTGACAACAAATTCAAGGGAATAGGAATCTCTATGGGATGGGATGCCAGATTTGAAAGGGTATTCATAACCAAAAGGGATTACAGGGCTTTGGACACGGAGAACCTAAAATACTCAGATGATATAGGATTCTATATTGATCCTGATGTTTTTACCTGTGGCAGTGGATTTGACTATAATCCGGATTCTGGAATGTGCGAACGCTCCATAGTCACACAAATGTGCCCGGATGGATATACATATGTAGACGGGGACTGTATCCTCGACGACGATACAATTTCTGCTGAAGTCTGTGACCCTGCATGTACGATAGTCCCGGAATTGGATGGAAATGCAAATTGTGTATGCCTTGAACAGGAAGACCCGACAATTCTTAAACCACACATACCTATATATTTTGACAATACGGACTATTTTGAGGACTTGTCGTGGACTGTTTCCTACAAACCTTTGGAAGGTCAATGGAACTCTTATTTCTCCTTTAAACCAGATTATTACATAGCACACCAGAATTATTTTCAGGTGGGTGTGAATTACAGTGCATTCAATACGGATGAAGGAAAAGTGTGGTCACATTTGCTTGTGAATTCCTATGGTGTATTCTTTGGCCGGAAATATCCTTGGATAATAGAGTATCTGCAAAAAACAGAACTTGTTCCGGGAATATTGAATGATATTTACTTTAATCTTACGGCAAGAAGATACACAAATAATTTGTGGGATTACTCGCAGGAAAGAAATGTCGGGTTCAATAACATGACCATCTACAATAACACAAATAATTCCGGTAGATTGAATCTTTTCCCGCAAAATAAATTCAACAGACGAGAAAATTTCCCAAGGAAGAACGGAAATACCCAAGACATTCTATACACAGACTTGGATAACCGTCACCACATCAATTATTTCTACAATCGCGTTAAGAATCAGGACAACAGATTACCAATCTGGCTCAATGACAGGAACATGATTGAAAAGACCTTAAATTCAAACGCAATCAGTTTCACAGGCAAATCGGTTCTTGAAAGGATGCGAGGCGACTATTTTTATGTAAGGCTGGAACAAAATGCAGAGACCAGATACAAATTCAACTTCACATTCTCAATCCAAGATAAAACCAATTACTGATGCCGAGTTTCCAACATGCAATAGAGCAAAAACAAAAAGCCGAGAGAGCCTTCAATTATTTTCTTGATAAAGGTTATACACCTGCTCAGGCAAGCGGACTTGTGGGTAATTTTATTCATGAATCAGGACTGTCAACCACTATTGAGGGAGATAAAGGTTATAAAGGCGGAAACTCACATGGGATTGGCCAATGGAGACAGGATAGGCTTAAAAGGCTTAAAAATACTTACGGTGATAAATGGGATGATTTTGACAACCAACTTGAATTTGTAGTCACTGAGCTTAACACAACCCACAAAAAAGCTAATCAAAAACTTCTCGCTGCAACCACTGCATACGATGCAGGTGAAGCCATTTCGGACAGTTTTGAGGTACCTGCCATAAAATACAAAGACAACAAAGATCGTCAAAAAAGAGTCGAAGATGTATTTACAGCATTCACCAATTTGCCGGATAGGAAAGAATCAACTAATATTGCACTATATTCCGCAAAAGAGTACACAGAACCACCAACAGAAAACAAGGAAGTAGCTCAGGCACAACAGGTAATATCCGAGAAGCAAAATGAGGAGGCATTCATTCAGGAATATATAAACAGCCAGAACCAGATCGCCTTACAGAATCAGGAGCAATATCAACCCATGCAACAGGCTCCGGTGTTACCTTTCGGACAAAATATATTAAACAAATATCAAGATATACAAAACTTTTTTCCACAAATTCAGATGCAGAAAGGGGGAGAAGTGAAGAAAGCCTACAATCCGAATCTTGCCAATAATGTCGATTTTCAAAACTGGTATATAAAAAACACAATCGAAGGTAAAAATAGCATATCTTATTCTGAAAAAGGTGATTATGATTATCTCTCTTTTTATATGAATGGCGATTATAAAAATTATACAGGAGGACATTTCCCTGATACATATAAACGTCCAAATCATCAGACGTTTTCAAATGAATCCATTTATTCAACTCCAAAAAATCCCGGCGGAAAATGGCAGGGACAAACTTATATCCCATGAATAACTTCATAAACACCACCGGATACACAAAGGGCTCCAAAACAGAGGAAAACCCTTTCAACATAATTCCTTCAAACAACATCACCATGAAAAAAGTCGATCAGCCTTTATACGCAATTCCTTATTACAACGGACAGCCCGGAGAGATGATATTGATGGAAAGCGGTAAAAATTATGATTTTTCCGGCGCGGATTACGTGATGGAAATCCCGGCCAAGGATAAGATGCAATTCGGCGGATACATAGGAACGACACAATACGGCAATAATGGAAATACGTGGTATAATGGAAATAATCCTTATTTCAGCACATCGCCCGGAGGCGCGGGACAACAGAATCCCCAGACTTGGGATACGTGGGCAGGAAGTCCGGAGGGGCAATCTTGGCAGAATACACCGTCACCATCCGTAAACCAGAGTACAGGAATGTATCCGGTAAACGAACCAACTTATAATCCGCAGATACAAAGCGGACTTCCATATTCAGCACCGGCACCAAATATCCCACAGAATAACCAGATGGTTGGCGCGGAAACTCCAACACAAGGAAGCTCGCAAAACATTCTAAATTTTAGCCAATGGCAAAATCAGGGGAGTGGACAAATGTTTAATCCCTATGCAACAAATTCACCAGACATGGAATCTTCAGGATTCAGATTCGGGGAAAGTATAGGACAAAAAAACGGACTCGGTGCAGCTTTGGCAGGAAGTCAAGTTATGCTTGGAATGAGTAGAAACATATTGTCCGGCCTTGCAACAGGCAAAGCGTCAAGGGAAGCCTATGACGAGTACCGTAAAAAACAATTCAGCGAAAACAATAATTATAATCAGGTTTTAAAAAATGGTGGCATGATACACCCAATACCTAAGAGACCAATGCAAAACGGCGGAACTATTGAGGATTTTAAGAACGCTGAAAGAGCCGATTTAAATACGTTCAACTCAGTACCTCAATATCAAGGAGATGTTATCAGGCATGAACAATATCCTTATACATCAATGCCAAGTGTTCCTTCTACAAACCCTTATGCAAACGTTACAATACCAAATATTTATCCAAATGCTGTGATGCCAAAATCGTATAAGGTTAGCGAAAGACATCATGGAAGTGACTATTCGACGGATTATGTCGTTTCAGATCCTGCCAATATCGGAACAGACCAGAACCGATCACAAGTTGTTACACCAATTTATCAAAAAGGCGGGGAAGTTACCAATGCCCACGCATTGACGGGAGAATATGTCTTACCAGCAGTTAATACAACGCCTAGCACCGTGGAGATGGAAAAAAATGAGGTAATTAAAAATCCTGACCAGAGTGTGCAAACCGTAGCCGGAGAAAAACACAAAGATGGGGGAACAGATGTAAATGCAGAAGATGGTACACAAGTTATCTCAGATTTCTTGAAAATCGGAGGGAATAATGCAAGACATTTCAGGAAGGAATATGACATTGACGTTAAGGCCACCGACACCTATGCAAAAGTAATAGACAAATATTCCAAAAAAATCGGGTTAAAGAAAACAATTGATGAGGAGGCAGAACTCTTGACTGAAGTTGAAACTCAATTGCAGAAAGAGGAAAGTGATACTACCCGATTGAATCTTGACTTCCTGTCCGGAAAATTAACAGAGATTAGCGAAAAGAAAATCCCTTTGGAAGAAATGAGAAAACTTGCATTTGATGATGTATTTAATCGTCAGGAGAAAGTAGACAAAAAAGAAGATACTGATAATAATGAAATGCAAATGGGAGGAATTGCAACCAAATACGGGGTCTCTCTGGATAAGGCAAAAGAACTCGTTGCAAAACACAGAGGTACTATGCAGACGGGAGGAACAGTACCATTTTTCACACCAAGTCAATACGCACAGCCGGATTATCAAAATCAACCGTTCGTTGAGGGACTATCAACTGTTTCCGGAAGTATAGGTGATTATGATGGATTAGTTGCACGTATGAAAGCACAGCAGCAATACCTTCCAAATGTAGTGAATAATTCAGGCATATTGGATGCCGAGGGAAAAGTGGCACTCAATAATATTCAGGCATTCCAGAAAAATTATAATGATTACGGAACCGCCGCAAACATTGCCTCAGAAATTAATCCTTACCTCACACCAGAGCAGAAAGCAGCCTATGCTAAAACGGTTCAGGATGAAATATTCACCGAACAGGGAGTAAGAGGTTTTGACGGAATCTATGGTGATTTTACATCTTCAAGGGGAGCCTTTACCTTACCATACTTCAAGCCAAGTGACAGGGCACAATTCCCGGACGTAAAAAGAGTCGGAGACTTGATCACACCAGAAGGGACAATAAAACCAGAATACGCAACACTTGATCCCGAAACACAGGCAGCAATACTTAAAGTAGCCGAATCAGGTAGCACTGCCTACGATATTGGTGTAGGGGATATTCCAGTGCCTGCACAATCAGATTTACCGGAAACATTACCACAGGCAGAAGCAGACGTTGCCAGAACCGAGTTCAATGGGGCGGGACTTAATATCCCACAATTGCCGGGAAGATACATTATGCCACCTAGCCCATTTCAGGTTCCATATAAGGGAGACGTAAGCCTGAGCAGGATAGATCCGGTAAAGGTTTCCATTGAGCCAAGCCTAGTAGAGGCAGAACGTCAAAGAATAGCAGCAACAGACAATCTTGGATTCCTTCCGGATTCACAAAGGGCAGCAGCAGTCTCCCAAATACTTGGACAGACTCAAGGTGTTACAAATCAGGCAATCTCTCAGGCAGAACAGGTAAATGCGCAGGCACAGAATCAGGCAAACATCTATAATGCGCAGATTACTGATAAGGAAAGCCTTTTGGATCTTGAAAATGCCTTGTCATATGAAGGACGTGTATTCGGCGGGATGAATGCCTATGAAAGAGATTTAAGAGGTTATTATAATGCAATGAATGACCAGAATGCCGAAAATTTCAGATATGTCCGGGATACCAACCTGTTGAACCAGAGATTTGACAATTTCAAGACAGATGGCAGCAATGTGATATTCGCCGACGATGGTACCAGACTCAGTGTAGGGGGAGCCAATACGACACTCACCCCTCAGCAGAAAGCCGCGCTTGTCAAGCAATACAGCAAGCAACTGAAGAACGGCACAGCTTAAAAAGCAAAGCCCCCAGATACAAGGGGGCTTTTTTTATTCCACAAAAACTTATCAATTTTAAAAAATCCGGCGAAAAGGATATTTTTGCCAGACAAATCCATTTAAATGAGCAATTACCTCACCCAACCGGCAGACTATGGCAAGACCATAAGCGTATCCAACGTACCGTTGCTGTATAACGTACTTTCTTACAGACAGGGAAAATACGACCAGAATAAGGCAATGATTGACCAGACGCTCCAGCAATATGGGGAAATTGACCTTAAACCGGCGGACAAGGATTATCTTGCACAAAGGCTTCAGGGAATAGTCAATCTGGTGAATCAATCCGGAAGCATAGATTTTTCCAGAAACAATGTGGCAAGCAGGATTCAGGGACAGGTAAAACTTGCTTTGGATGACAGGGTTCTTACAGGTTTCTCGGAGATGAAAAAATTCAGGAATTATGAGAATCAGGTGGGTGAGGTAAAATCAAAGAAACCTGAACTTTACAGTGATCTTAATTACTCATATGGACTTGAAAAATCAAATTCAAGACAGTGGTACAATGACCAGACAGGTGAGGTAAGACTCGGGGAACTTAACTACACTCCCTACAGCAATGTACCGGCAATCATAGACGATAAAGTCAGTAAGTGGGCAAAGGATGCAGGCCTTGAAAAGATGGTGACTCAGGATGGCTCAAATCCTTATTATATAGTAAAGGCAACACATGAAAGGGTGTCGGAGGATAAGATAAAGAATTACATAAATTCCATCATAGACCCTAATATGGCTGCCCAGATGAAAGTTAATTCTTGGGGAGCGTATGGAGGAGACAGTCCTGAAAACCTCACAATAAAATATGATGAATTTCTTGACAGTAAAATAAACGACAACCAATCACAAATTGCAAAACTGGAAGCCGAGAAAGCAAATCAGACTGGTGAAAACCTCATATCATACGAGAAGCAGATTTCAGACTATACTTTCCAGAATGAGAACTATACAAAACAGAAAGGCGGAAATTATAATCGTGACACGGCGGAATTCCAGATGTACCATAACGGACTTTTAAACTCATTTGCCAATAACTATAAAAAAGATATGGTCACGGACATCGACTATGATGACATGCCACTACAAATTAAAAAATATGAGCTTGATGTAGCAAAAGCCGCAGGAGCAAAAACAGATAAGAACGGAAATGTCGTTGCTGGTGATTTTTACAGGGCAGAGGACACAGGTGCACAAATTAATGATACGGAAGATACTGCGCCATATTTGCAGAAGATAACAAGCAGTGTGGTTGATACCCAAGCCGATCTGGATAAATACTTGGTTGAGACAACCCCTGAATACGCAAAGATGTCAAACCCGGAAAAGAAGCAGTACAGGGTAGGCCTCATCCAATCCAATGCAAGACAGGATTTGAATGCAAAAGGGTATTCCGATGCACTTGTACAGAAAGTTGATGCCTATGTGAGTTCGGCAAATGCTTACACCGACTACAAAGGAACTGTAAATCAGGAGTTTGACAAGTACGTTGCAAAGACTTATGATGCATTATTGGGTGGTAAGGCCGAGGACTTGGTTCCGCAGAATCTTGCCGGAGCATTACCAACAACTTCACGGGCACTCGTAAAGGGCACCACTTATAACAATCTCAGCCCCAACGAAAAAGCCCTTGTCAATTTTGAGGTGGCCACAAACTTCCTCGCCGAGGAGGATGGCATGAGCAATAAGGAAAAAATGGTTCTCAGGACTTATGTTGCCGGATTGAAAAATCAGAAAAATCTTCCAAAAGAGGTTAAGCAAAAGATGCAGGACATTGAGGATTCAAGTTCTTCAGATGGTTTTGCAACATATACTTTGAAATCTCAGGCTATCAATGCCAAAAGAATAGGCATGGGAATAATGGATGCCATAGATGTAGTAAATCCTTTTCTCAATGCGGAGGAAAAAACTGCAAGGTTCAATAACAGGCTCAACGGTTATAATCAATTAAATACTCAATCTAACCAACTCAATAATAGACAATCAAACAACCTATTCACTTTTAATCAGGATACCGGTGTAAGCGAAATTGAATCAAGCGATATTACACTTGCTCCCGGAGTAGGACTCAGTGAGGATTTTAGGAATACAGTAAGTGCAATTACCCAGAAAGCCAATGAAAAGGCTATGGGAGCGGCACCAAACAAGACTCAGGAATTTAAATTCACTTTCAATCCAGCGCAAAAGGCAGAGATCCCAGTAGCACAGGAATTACAGAAAGTGATATTCTCAAAGAACAATGTAGTCCCGGACAAGGAATCACTTATGAACCTCACCGTCAATGAACAGGCACAAACTGCTACAATTGATTACAACGTAACAACCGGTTCAGGAAAGGACAAGGTGACTTCGGTGGAGAGTACTACGGTGAGCATCAACGAATTGCCCCCAATAGTAAAGAATAATATCAATACCCAGCAGGCACTATGGTCAAGATCGGTAAAGAATCCTTATGCCGTCACCAAGACCTTTGATGCCTCTGTAATGAATACGGCCAACGAGAGGGAATTGGTATTGAGGAGCTTCACGGAAAATAATCCCAATGTCCTTACAAACGATATGCTTTACAACCTGCAATCAAACCCATTGCAGTCACCGTTCAAGACAAAACAGGATTGGGCTTATGTCCTTCCACAACAATATGGGCAACAGTTTGTGCAGAATAACGCAGAACCAATTGCTCAGATTTTAAATTCAAAATACTCTGTAAAATATGAACCATCCCCAAGTAAAGGATATGTGGCCAAGGTATATAAGGATGAAGTGTTATTGCCTAATGGAACAATACCGACCGGCAAGACAGACTTTGATAATGCCTCATTCAATATCCAGACAAGGGTTCTCATAGACCAGATAATCCAATCACAAATAAAAGACCTTTACCTCAATGCCAGATAGTCCTTATAGCTTAGTACAGGAAAACCTTGACAGGTCAAATCGTCAATTGGATCTGATCAAGAACAATATCCAGTTGCAGGCTCCCGCACCTCAAAACCAAATGGCTCAAAATCTACCAACTTGGAATGCGGACGATATTTTGGGCAGCCCTAAACAGTCGTCTCAGGAATTTTCCAACATTACCTTGGCAAGCCAGTATGAGGAATTAAATAGCGGGGAAAGGATTGCAAAATTTCCAAATTACTCCACATATTTGAATTCCGAGGAGCTTCTGGCTCAGAATCAATCCACCGGAGAAAAGTGGAAGAACGGCCTTACCAAATTCATAGGCAAGACGGGTGTTGCAGCAATAGGAGGCACCATAGGTGTGGTAAACGATCTTGTGGCCGGTATCAACCAAGGCAGTATGGAAGCGGCCTATAATTCCGATTTAAGTAAATGGCTTGACGATCTCAATACAAAACTTGATTACAAACTACCCAATTACTATACACAGCAGGAACGAGGCGAGGGATTTCTTTCAAGTACCACCAATGCAAATTTCTGGGCTAATGATGTCTTGGGAGGACTTTCATTCACCACTGGTGCAATCTTATCGGAAGGAATATGGGCAGCGGCAACAGGTGGAACTTCATTATTGTCATCAGCGGGAAGGTGGAGTACCAAGGCAATAGGCGCAGAAAAAACTTTTAAAGCACTAAACCAGTGGAAAGCAATATCCAAGGCACCGTTTGTGGAGAGTTTCCGCGCAGGAGAAAATGCCGTTGAAGGCGTTGCAGAAATAACGGATGCCTATAAAACGGCAGTCAATACCTTATCAAAAGGTAAGAAACTCGGTGACCAGACCAGATTTTTCTTCACCTCGGCAGGATATGAGGCCGCAGTGGAGGCACGTCATTACATGAAGGAAACCGAGGAGAAATGGCTTCAGGATTTCAAGAATGGGAATGGACGCACACCAAGCGTTGAGGAGATGAGTAAGTTCAAGGAAGGGCTTACAAATTCAGCAAATGCCGTATTCCTAACCAATTTACCACTCATAGGTGCTTCCAACGCAATTACTTTCGGAAAACTTGCCTTAGGCAAATCCGTGAGCGAGGGTGTTTCCGATAATTTCCTTAAGAGGAATCTTTTTGGAGTGGGCTTCGAGAAAGGCATTGACGGCACATTTACGGCAGTTAAGTCCAGTGCAGCACAAAAGATTGCCGGAAAGACTTGGGGAATAGCAAAATACGGACTCTTGGAAGGAGTCGTGGAAGAGGGTGGACAATCGATTATTACCGGCACGGCACAGAATTACATATTAAAAGGGTATGATGAAAACAACCTAAAGACCACTTATGACTTGGCAGATGCCATGTATGATGCCGTATCACACACATATGGAACATCCGAGGGATTCAAGGAAGTCGGCATAGGCATCCTTATTGGTATCCTTGGTGGCGGAGTTTCGGACGCAACCACCGGCGCAGGGTTCTTCAACAGCGTAGGGCAGGAAAGAAGTGAAATCGAGACGGCAGTGGAATACAGAAACGGTTTTACGGCTCAGACAGTCATTGACCGCCTCAAGTCAAGTTCCCGCATAATGGATGCCCAAAACAGAAGCGAGACGGCAGCAAACAGAAACGACCTTACCGGACAGATAATTTCGGATAAGGAGGCCATGCTCATATCAATTGCAAGGGATGAGAAATTTCAGGGAGTTGATCAGGGAAAACTTGATTTCGCACAGGCACTCAATCAGACTCCAAATGCTGAGATGGCTCAGGCACTCAGTATTCCAGTAGGGGAAATCCCGGCATGGAAAGAGACAAAAATCAATGAATACAATAATCTTGCCGATACGCATGTAAAAAACCTACAGTTTGCTGATTCACTATTGGGCTCGACAAAAATTGCTGGTTTCAACCAACGTTCGGACTTACGCGAGGCAATTGCGGCAAACTTTACCTTGGGTGAGAATTCCCTGAAACTTTCGCAGGATTATACCAGACTCATAAAAACCAATGTAGCTAATATCAATGCAAACAATGCAGTGGATGTGGATTTTGTATTGGATCAGATTGCAACAAATAAAAAACAGAACTACAACAGTAAGGCAAAACAGGTTGAAGTTGCAAACAAGAGATTCGAGCAGGTAGCCAAAAGGGTAGTGAACCTTGAGCAATCATCTTCCACGGATAACGAAAGCTACAAGACAGAACTCACCTCGGCCAGAAAGGAACTCATAGAACTTGAGAGCCAGATGAATCAGCTTGAAACAGAGAAACAGACAGCCTTTGCAGCACTTGGCGTGGAAAATTTTGCCAGCGGCACTTTGATCACCCCACAGATGCTCGATAGTCAGAATGCAAATATAGCCGAACTCGGACGTACCTTACAGGACATAAAACAAACCGACCCTCAAAGACATGCCATGATTGAAAAACTCATCTATGAGCAGTCAAAGGCAGTGAGATATGCCAAGGAATTGGATATTGTAAGCCGTAAGATTTTAGACCCGCAGACACGTGTAAAAACCATAGACGGATGGGTTGACAATCTTGCCTTGGGCAGAAAACAACTCAATGAATCAACGGCAGCGTTTTTCTCTGGTACACTTGACAGCTACCGCACTAGTATAGACAATGCAACAACGGTTGACAGTCAGGCATCAATAACCCAGAATACATATATTGCATTCCAGAATGGCGTACAACCATCGCCGCAATATTTACAGGAGCTCCAAGATAAGGTAAAGGAGGGCACTTCGCTCAACAAAATGGAGCAGGAAATGTACGATACAAATCAGGTTCAGGCCGTGGAGAATGATGAGGATTCAATCCCTGCACCGGAAGTAATAAGGACACCAACCGAATCGGTACAAGGCAAGATTGATAACATTCTTAATTCCGAGCAATATCTTCCAATTTACACCGGCAATAATGCGCAGGAGCTCCAAAAAAACCAAACCACTCAGGAAGACAAGGACAGGTATCAGGAACTTGAGGGCAAGATACCATTGGGGCAAAAAGAAAACTGGCAGCTTTATCTTTATAATGAAACACCATTCTCGGAAAGTTTTGGACTGACGCAGGAGGAAGCCAATGAATTGCAGATCCTTAACCAGAAACTCAATGATTGGAAACTCCTTGACGGGGTAAGGGATGAGGATTCTTCCGTGGCAGAATGGATGAGTGTCCTAAATGACATGAATGCGCCTAATCCTATAAACGAGGTTAAGACGGAATTTGACACAAAGGATTACGTTTCCATTGCAAAGTCGGAGGAAATCCCTGTAAACACATCTAATGGCGTATCCGTATCAACATTGAATGTACCGGATAAGGTCGGCGTAGTAAAGACCGGCAAGCAATATGAATTCAGTTTCATAAACATCCAGAGCTTCCAGAAATTGTTTCCGGGATCGCAACTGATGTATGTAGAGAAAAACGGCGCGGAAAAAGTACCGGACGACAAGCTCCTGAAAAAATACGGAAAGAAAGAGGGACAGAAATTCAAGTTAAGGATAGGTGAGAAAGGATTATTGTTCACCATAGGACAGAGATCTAGGATAAATGTGGATATTGAACAATTCGATGCAGTGGCTCCGCAATCCACCATGAAGATAGCACAATTCGGCAGTGAAAAATTTGCATTGGTCTACAATACCTTGGACAGTGGAGAGCTCATTCCTATGGAGTCGGATTTTACATTCAAGACCACCAATGGCCAGAACTTCGTAAACAAACAATTATTGAATTCACTTCCAAGCGGCACACAATTAAGGACAGTAGTGGATTCGGACAGCAGCTACAACCAGCAATTGTTTGATGACTTAAAAGCGGCGGAAAAGAAATTCAATTCAGAAAAGATAAATGAGCAAGAGTTAAATGAGGTTATTAATTACGTAAAGGCAAACCTTGAGATATATGCCTATGCAAACAATGAATTCGTAGGTTCGATGAGAAGTCTTGGAGACAAGGTGAAAATGGACGTTTCAGTTGAAAGAAACTCCCAACTCAGAAACAAGGCATTCGAACTTTTACAGGTGAACGAATTTAAGGGTCAGATTGATCTTCAGCAGACACTTGCATTGAACGCTGTGTTACTTGCCCCGCCAAATCTACGTATGAATAATGATGCCACGGTACAAAACATAGATTTCACAGAAGAGGCATTACAGAACGTAGTTGGAACCGGTTATATACAAGATGGGCAAGTGTCAACGGTATTCAATCAGGACAAACTCAACACAACTTACATAAAACCAATCTCGGCAAAAAATAATGGCCAAAAAATACCATTCGTAATTGTAAGGCTGGGGGAAACAAGGAATGTTGCATATCCGATAACCCTGAACAAGACCACGGTTGACAAGTCACAGCCACTTATTGAAATCCTGAATTCCCCGGACATATCAAAGGCAAACAAGGCAGGCAAGTTCATAATTACCATGAAGGAGAACGGGATTGCAAATAACAGGATAGATTTCACCTTGGAAGACTGGTGGATTGGCAATGCCGAGGTGGACTCATCCTTAGAAAAGCTGGCCAATGTGGAACAGCATCTGGATATAAACACACTATCTGGAAAAGTTTCCAATGAAATACTTGCAAATAGTGCCCAGATTTCCGTAGATTTGTCGAATATTGGAAATGCATTCTCCGCCGGTAAGCCACTCATCACAATTTCAGAGGTAAAACCATATGACGGATTGCAGACCCTCAATGAGCAGTATGGAAATGTAGAGGAACAAAGGACAGCGTTGGAACGGGACTTATCAAATGATTTGGTGGAGATGTATGCAGAGGTTAATTCAAACCCGGCCTTTGAGAAGATAAGCAATAAATTCACCGATGTATTTGATGAGGCAGATGTGGACACTATGGCAGATTCATATACGTCATTCAGGAAAAATATCAAGATCCTGAGAAATGCCCTGAATAACGTGACACCAAATGTCAAGAAAATTCTTGGAGCTGAAAATCTCACGGAGCTTAACAATAAACTGGCATCATTTGACGCTTTACAGAAAAAAGAAAAAAATATCAAGATAGAAATCCGCAGCAAGGAAATCGAGAACCAATTAGAGAATTCAAAAACCAACTGTTAAATGGGAATAGCCTGTAGCTTAAATAAGGACAAGAACGGAAACGTAATATCGGCCACGACATCCTCTGGGGAAAAATCAATTCTATTTGAGGAAGCCCTAAAGATTTCCGATCAGGCAGTGGACATATATGCACTTGCCGACACGCCCACATTCAAGAGTGAGGTGGAACAACCACTGAAAGAGGCACACAAGGCCAAAATTCAAAGCAGGCTCAACAGCGATGTGAGGGTAAACCAATCCTCGAATGTAATTACGGATGCAAGCAATGGTGCCAAATTAAAGCTCAAATCTTTCCGCGATGGCGTTACCGTATCAAATACTTCCGGAGATGCCTCCCAAGGGATATACATAAGCGCAATCAAGTCGGCAATAGACCAAGACCAGAGTTTTTACTTAAATCCCGGCGAAGAGATCACAAATACTGTACAATCTTTAGGGATAACGGTTCAGGACGGCAAGAAAATAAAAATTCCTGCCTTTCCAAGTGAGTTCTATTCCAACGGGGAACCAACGGTCGAAACCGTATTAGGATTCTTGGACAGGAAAAACACCCCGGAGTCATTGGACGAATTCGAACAGGCAGAGGTGAAAGTCGCCATGACCTACACCAACCTTAAGAATTCAGATGAACTTTTGAGGGCTCTAAGGACAGGTTTCCCGACTTCCGGAGCGACAAGACAGACACTTTCCCAAGCGGGTATCTATACTTCGGGAGAGATAAAAAATATCCTTGAAAATTCGGCAATAGAAAAACAGATACAGAAACTCATTCAAAAGTTGTCCAATAGTGAAACTTCCATAGATAATGATATTTACTTGGAGGACACATTCAGGACAACATCTGTATTTGATACCAATGTGATAGGAAAAGTAACCGAGGATAATCCATTTCTGAATGAACAGGATGCCCTGCAACAAATCGGCGGTTACAAGACCACAGAACAATATGATGCGGCCTTGGAGGAGTCTGATCTGGAATATCTTAAAGATAATGGGCAATATATGTTCGGTGAATTCTCCCAGTACAACAGGATTCCTGTAAAACAAATCATAAATGGGGTATTAACGGACAGAAGAGTTACCGAGACCCTTGAGACCTTGGAGGCAACATTACAGTATCCAACCAACACCGCCTTGCAGGAAAGGATAAATGGGTTGCAGGTATCGGAAAGTATCTGGGAAACCTCACCGGAAGAAATTACGACCCTTTTGAGAGCCCTGAACTTCGAGGCCACAAATATAGCATTGGACTTGACAACTTTGCAGGACTTATACGATGTAAAATCTTATAGTGAGTTTCAGGGATTATTAGTAGAGATGAACAATCTTTTCATTAATCCAACACAGGAAAACCTTGAAAGTTTTGCAAGAATCTATGATGAATTTTTTGATAATGACTTAAACGCCGCAGTTGAGGTAAGAAAAGTAGACTATCATTTTCGAGACAAATCCCTCATTTCCCTTGACACAAATCAGACTGCCTATGAGACATTTGAACAATTTGGTATATTGCCGGTACAGGACACAGTATATCAAAAGACAGATGCTTTGAGGCAGGATCTGGAGTCAACCTACAATAAGATTTATGAATTGGAAAGACTTCCACGCGAGGCCTATGGGAGTGTTGCAATAGACAAGAACGGCGAATTCAACAGACAGAAATATCTTGCCAACAAGGAACAGGTCATACAGAACATGAAAAACTGGGTAAGGAGTCAGACCAACCAGATAGAGGTACCACAAGATTTCAACAGCGAAATTTTGGAGAAAATGGTATTATACTCAAGGCATTTCGGAAACCCTTTGAACAACTCAAAACCGGTTCCGACACCCGAGGAATTCTATACACAGAGCCAGATGCAGATTGACCCTACACAATACCGTATAAATATGTTGAAAGAAAAAAACAAGAATTCACTTGCATATAAGGAATTTTATAATAACTTTGCAGACCCAATAAGTTTGGCACTGAAACAGCCTTATATAAAAGAACAGAATATTGACATGGATGATTACATAGTGGATGATAACCTTTTGCGCGATTATTATAATACCTACCCAATTGCAGTTCCAATGTTCACCGGAGTCTACCAGAACTTGCAGGATAACCTGATTTTGGCACAGAGCAAGAGACCTTTCATAAGAATCAATACAGAAGGTTATGAACTTGTGCAGAATAAAGGAAACAGTTCATTCTATTCACCATTGTCACAGGAAATTCCACAGGTAAACCTTGACGCATACAACTACCTTATAGATTCTCATCAGCCTGAGACAGAACTTAAAAAAACCAACACTAATATACTTAATTGCTAATGGCCTGTTCACTAACAAGAAACCCGCAGACAAACCAGATACAGAAAGTTTTAAGTCCGGAAGGACGTGAGTCTGCAATATTCAATACCCTTGCAAGGCATCCATTATTGGAAGGCAGTGAACAGGCTTTGGACGCTTACAAGAACGTCTATGGACAGGACGAGAGCCTTTTGCTTGTAGGGCATGAATTGCCGGACGGCACTTTCGTTTCAGATTACAAGGAAACACTTCTACGCACTCCTGAAAATGGAGAGATAAAGATGGGAATTCAATCCCCGGAAGGATTTACAGCACTTCTTACAACCAAGAAAACCACTCAGAGGGACAGTGTTGCAGGATTTACAAATTATGGCATAGAGAATAATCTCATAAAGCCCGAAAGAATCCGCGTTCAAGACAATTATCTTCTTGAGGTTGCAGGAGAGACGGATATTGCACAGGAAACAATCGCTGAAATTCTGGAAAAAGATGCCTATGCGTGGATGGGAAAAAGGGGAATACTGCGCGATGGAACCGGATTCTCATTCACCCAGACAAGAGAACAGGTGCAGGTAACGGACTCAGAGGGCAGAATCTCTTACCGGGATCAAAAGGAAATCGATGCAATGACACGTGATCAATTGGTTGCTGAATTTGCCAATGGGGACGACCTTATAATCCAAAGGGAGAGCAGAAAACTATATCCACCTTACCGTGACGGAAATTTCGTATTTGAAAGACAGGCAAAGCCGGATTTTACGGAAGCAGAGTTACAGAACAGGCTCCTGAACTTCCTGAGTAAATTAGGGGTAAAAGTCACGAGCATAACAAATTACGTTCAGAATTACAAGATAAGAAATGGTGTAAACCCCTCGGCAAAGGCACTGGCGGACATAGCAAACAAGGTAATTGCTTTCACCGAAGGAACAATACGCATAGAAGACCTCACCGAGGAGGTATCACACTTCATAGCCGAGGTAATGCCACAGGCAGAAACCGAAAATGTCCTGAGAAACATCCATTTATCCGAGGAATGGCAACAATATTCAGAGGCGTATAGGGAAATCTACATGGATGAATATTCCGGGGAAGAACTTGAAATGGCCGTAAGAAAAGAAGTATTGGGTAAGGTCATTGCCAATAGTATCTTGAATCAGGATGTATCAGGCAAATCAGATGTACAGAAAAACTTCCTGCAAAAAGGGATTGATTTCATCGCACAATTCTTTACCTCCATACAAACATATCTTCAGCCAACACACCGCGCAGAATTAAATCAATATATCCAGAACGTACAGATGCTTCTTGACCAGCAGGATCTGGCTGATTTATTGGCCGATGCAAACCTTGAACAAAGCTCTTTCCGTTTCTATTCCGTCGACGCAAGCAGCAATTCACCGGAGGATGTAACAATCCGCGCCTCAAGGAAATTGGCTGAACAACTTGACCAGAACCTTACCGACTTGAGAAAGGCCAATGCAAATCCTAGCAGGCTTGAACAATTGCAGATAAAAAAGGTGAGAAAGGAATTGGACGAAACTTTACAGGTCGGTTCCATAGCCTCACTCATCAACATCGCGGCCAATTCTACGGATTACATAGAAAATGCCATCATGGATTCGGAAAAAGGCGGGAAGAATTATGTATTAAGTGCGGATGAAATGATTATTTTCCAGAACATCAGGACAGAACTTTTGCCTACAATCAACGAAGTGGCCGACTCAATAAAGAATAATAATGACCCGCAATACAAACAACTTTACAGCAGGATTCAAGAAATATCCGGCAAGATAAATAAGGTAGAGGCCAGCAAGACAAATGCTGAAAGAAAGTCTATTGATGCCCTGATTCAAAATATGGTCAGTTATTACAACTATCCAGATTCTTACAGGTCTTACCTTGAGTCCTATTTAAACCGTCAACAGGAGGACATTTCTTCGGTAACAGCCCTCATGGGAACCTTGGCCAATGCCCCGCACCCACTTCTAAGGTTACTGGGAAAATCATTGACCGATATGAATCATCAGGCTCACACGGTATTCCAGCAGGAAACAAAACAATTCCAGAACAAGTTGAAGGAACTCGGTGTAAACGAGAAATATGTCAGTTCTTTCATTGATGATTCCAAGAGATTCTTATTATCGGAATATGATTTTGAGAAATGGGAAAAAGCGGTGGACAAATTATATGTGGAGGCTTACAAACAAGTTGCGCCGGAAAGCAAATTAACCGATGAAAAAATAATCGAGAACAAAAACTCAAACATTTTTGAGCAGGATGTAGACCCCAACGAGGTTGACAGGATCCACAGAAATCTTGTAATCGAGAACGACCTCAATGAAAACCCGCGCAAAAAAGAATATTATCTTGAGCAACAGAAGATGTATGACGATCTGAACATCTCACAGCAGACCCGCCAGTTCCTCAGTGCATATATGTCCGATATTCAGGTTTTATTAAGAAAGGCAAAAGGCTCTGATGGAAGGATTGACCGTACACTGCTTTCCCTGCAAGACCAGAAGATGCTCGAAAGTCGTGAACAGAAAAGAAACATCCTCAAAAGCTATACCGATGAGAACGGGAATCTGCGCAAGGGGCTTATGTATCAGAAAGATGCAGATGGAGGGTATGAACTTGACGACAGGGGCAGGCCACAAATTGTAGTTGATCCCAGCATTTCAGAATTGCCCGAAGATACCTTATTGTCTTTGGACATAAACAGATTGGACGACTTTATCCGCGCAAAAAATGAGGGCAAGGAAGTTGAACAGAAGGAATTGCCGGAATCATTCATAAACAAACTTGAAGATCTTGACATAGAAAGGGGACGAGAGACAGCTATAAAAGGACTCTACCTTAACAGCTACATGGGATTCACACAGGAATTCTGGAATAGCCTTGGGCAATCCACCTCTATCACCGACAAACTCAAGCAGGCCAAAGAGGATAATCCGGAAAATGGATTTGAGATTCAACAGATAATGGATGTCATTGTCGAGAATAATTACAAGATAAAATCCATCATAAGATTATCGGCCAAAAGAAACAATCCTACGGAGACGGACGTTGATTCCATGTCCCAAATCTCAAGAAGTTCAATTCTTGAATATGCTGAGATCTTGGACGATTACTATAATCGCGCCAGAAAATACACCAAAGACATAACGGCAGAAGAAGTCGAAAATGAAAATATCTGGGAAGCGGTTTCAGATGTAAATGGAAGTTACGGAAAATCACTTGCAGATGAAGGAATTGCCATAGCCGATTTGGATGATAATGCAACAAGGCTTGACAAGCTAAACAAGCAGGTTGACTTTGCCAAGAAACATATGACTGCCTACAACAGCAAGCTCGTCACCGATGCAATGTATCAGTTGGATCAATATCGCCGGGGAAAAATAGATACACTCCCAAAATCAATCAGGAAACTTTTGGACAGATATCAGGTAGACGAACAAGCTATCCTCGAAAATACCACCTATGTAATGTTTACGCAGGAATATATTCAAGGTAAACTTCTACCTTACTATAAGAGATTCATTCCAGACACATACCTTGCATTCCAAGGCGCACTTGAAAAAACCGACAACAGTATGACCGATGTTTTGGCAACCGCAAGACAGGCCGGGGTAGAAATCAGGCCACACTATTCCTATTTCGAATTGGACGATAATGAGGATCTGAATACAAACTATAATCCCTTCCTAAAAGTCGGTTTCCAGCAGCCAAATCTAAGTAATTTCAAAAATGAAAAATTCGCGGAAAGATTTGGACAGGTGACAGTAGATGAAGAAAGACCGGACAGATTCAAGACCTCAAGCAATAATCAAAAGGACTTGGATATCTATAACGCCATATTGGACTATAACGAGGCTTCATTGAACCGAATGGGCGTAGGAGAGAGCTATAACTATTTCATGCTCCCACAAGTCCAGAAACACTCCCTAGAGCGTTATCAGAGCACTTTATCCAATTTATCCGGGGAAAGATTAAAAGCATTTATACAGGATAAGCTGAATTACACCGAGGATGAGCAGATAAAAGGTGAGCAAAGATATGGCATAAGCGGTAATATTATTCCGAAGCGTTACGTAAACAGGATAAAAGACCAGAAAGACGTGTCAAATGACCTTTTCACCTCTATGGCTCTAAGAAGCAAGGAAGCTGCACTAAGAGAGGCAAGACTTGAACATTGGGGAAATGTAATAAGCA